ATATGCTGCAACGTTTCCACCAGTATCTACAGTATTTCCACCGCTAATAGCGATAAGGCCGTCAGCGTCATGTTTTCTTATCAGCCCTGGATCATTGGAAATTACAAGATCGCCATTAGGCAGAATCAAATCGTGGTTAGAGGAAACCTGCAGTGCAGTACCCGCGTTGACTCTCAGTTGTAACAGGTCAGTAACGTGATTATACCGGAATTCGCAAACATCTGCGTCCGTATCGTCCCTTAACCGCAAGACACTAGCGTTAGTGCTGATCGCATAAATTTGCATTATGGACTGAGCCGTACCGTTGCCGGCCGTGATATTCCCATCAGCACTTATTGTTCCACCAGCGTCTATTCCACCGCCACTTGCTACAACCAACCCATCGGATGAGTTTATGGTTACTCCGTCGGCTATTAAAGCTCCACCTGTTAACGTTGATAATCCTGTTGCATTAAGGGCACCACCAGCAGTAATATCACCTACGCACTCAATGTCTCCATATGCATATAAGTCAACTTCTACGGTCAAATCTCCGTCACCTGCTGGAATGGTAGGATTCCCGACGCTTACGCCTCCAGTAACTACCATGTCATTGTTAACCGTTGTTGCTCCATCTATGGTGGTAGCCCCTGTAATATCCACTACGCCTACAACATCAAGTGTTCCAGACATAACAACGTTTGTATTGAAAGTTGAAACAGTTGAAACCACTAGTCCTTTCCCTTTTCCATCCCAATAATCAATTTGTACTGGATTTGAACTTGCTACTAAAACAAGCGTTCCTGCTCCAGACTTAATCTGATATGCACCTGCCACTACATCACCATTAATAGTAACTGTCTTACCAGAACTGATTGCAAACTCAGCACCACGAACAAACTCCATCGTAACATTTGCTGGAAATACCAGACTATCAGCTATTGTATAGTCATCGAGAGAAAAGAAAAATGTATAATTAGAAGTACTAGAAATATCATCAATTGCATCCTGTAGATCAGAGGCAGTTGTTCCATACTCAGAATTGATGTCTGTTCTACCATAAGAACTTAAATCTAACGCTCCAGATCGCTTGTAGTTGTTAAATGTATACTGAGTAACTAAAGCTGAGTTCGTTATTTTAACGGTAAAAATTCCATCAACATATACAGCAGTATTAACCCCCCTGCCGTCAAGCGTTACAGGATTAGATGCTGCCGTAGTCTTGTCCCTATCTTCATATATGGTTGCAAGTGTTGTAGTCCCGTTCTCGTAAAAATAAACAAACCCACCTTCAAGGGAGTTTCCACTACTGTCTCGCAGTCCTGAAATCAGCATGTCTGGTTCAATTGCCTTTGCAGCTAAGCAAACACTACTAAACCCTAAACATATAATGAAAGACAAAAAGAATACTTTTAATATTTTCATTTTTAACTCCCCTGTTTTTCTCTCTCAATTTTATTCGCATACCACTCATATGTTAAACGCCTCCACTGATCCCTTAAATATTTCCTATGTCTCTTTAACTCTAAATTGCTGTACATGCCAGACTTAACCAATTCTCTCCTTTTACTTCGATACCAGGTGTTAACATCAGCCCTACTCTTAAAGTACTTTAAACCGCAGTTATCGGCCCTCTCAAGGGCATCTGTATGCGGAGGGTTGAAGTAATGGTCTGTTACATTCGTCCAATACATATTGTTAGCTGAAACTAATGAACCAAAACTCAAAATCAATAAACATATTAAAAACTTTTTCATACTATTCTCCTATGGAATAATTGTTGGCCTTTTTTCTGGCTCAAACCATAATACATTAGATTCATCCCAGCCGTTCCCGACTATCCAGGACGCTTGTCCGGTAGTAGACGGCTCAGTTTGTGTCAGTTGCCCTGCTGTTGCCGAAACATATACCGCTAACCCTGGCGTAAAATTATAATCAGGGTCACGTAAAAACCCCTTAGTCATTATTAACCTATCTGCGCCCGCTCCACTAGCGTCTATTGCAAGCCCCAACATTACATTTTCCGTTGTTGTATCTGCGTCAGCGTCGTACCATTTTCCATCTGTATCCATGAATATAACATCATCTTTTGCGACGTCTCCATTGGCGAACTCGCCGAGGACAAATAATCCCGTGTATCGATACACTTGTGTTGGCTTAACAAAAAGCACTTCTCCAGCAATCTCACCTTTATGCGCTCCGATGAAGGTACGCCCCATTTCACGGCTGCTAAATCCACCCAATTCTGCTATTCTTCTTGTGTTTGTGCCTGTGTTTCCGACAAGCTCAAATCTAACAGCAGTAGCATCTTCCTTATCTCTTACATCAAAATGTATTTCTCTAAACCCAGTATTAGTTGAAACCATTCCCCCGACTGAACACTCATTATACCAAGTACCTGATTCTAACACCCAAAGGTTAACCGTTGCTGGTGCGTCGCCAGGAGAAGGGAGATACATCCAAAACGTCCTACAATCATTAACGGTGCTATTGAAAGTAATAGTTATATTGACTGTATTTGCTCCATCCCACTCAAGGTAAGTATCGGGGTTATTGTCGAACAGTCGTTCGTGGTAAAGCCCATATTGATAATCGGGTACGGGGTCGCTACCTGCGTCAGCCATAATGCTTGAGTAAATACCATATGACATAAAGTTGTCTGCCCTTCCTTGAAAAGCTGACGGCCCAGGCAGAATCGTCATTCCAGACTGCGCTGGTGTAGCGAAAGAACTCGCTTGATTCATTATAATGCGATTACTCCAGCCCTCATCTTGGACTAACCGTGGGTCGTCTTGCCCAAAAAGATGAAAGGTGTTCCTATTTGAACCGTCTCTAAGCCTTATCATTCTCTCTCCACTTCCATAGGTTAAATCCCATACGTTACCCCGACCACTGTTTCCATATGCGCCTGAAATATCAAAGCCGAATGAAGCACTACCCTGCTCTTGAATGTCAAACATATCGAATTGATTTTGGTCTGCGTCTTGAATTAGGACTGCCGTATCATCATAGTCGTTTAAGTTGAAGTCAGAAAACCTATTTCCGTTAATAAAACTACCCGTAAACCCATTCGTCCTTTGCAACCATATCGGCAACTTAACATCGTTTGTATGAAAATGAGAACAGTCTATACCTGATATCCATTGGCTGTTACCAGTAATCCTCATATGAATCCCTACTCCCCACTCACTCATCCTTACGTTAGTAACCCCTGTTCTGTCGGTCATAAAAATATCATCCGCTAAATCCACGCCGTTAAATACTATAGCTGCCTTTGTGCTTGACCCGTCGTCACCTGCACCCTCTATATCGCAGTCACTGATAAAGCAATTATTTTCCATTGCAAAACCGTAGGTATCATTAGGGAAGTAAAACTTCGTTCCCTGACCTACTCCCTTGATGTCAACATTCTCGTACATATTAAACGATGTGGTAAATGTCCACGTACCATACGCAAATTCTAGCGTACCGCCACCAGCAGCGCTTAAATCGGATGCCATTGACCGTAGCTGTGCAACCGTCAAACTCTTATCCCAAATCGCATATGAATACATATTTCTAGTTGCCGATCCCAAAGTAACCTCCGCTACGTTTAGTGTGCCAGACACTGCCGCAGTAGTTACTGCTAACGCCTCAGTATTCGTGATACCAGAAACGTTGACCGTTACCGAAGACAACGTGCCAGAAACTGTTAAATTAGGAACAGTACTCGGTATAGTATCGTTTCCGCTATCTCTAATTGCATGTACAGAACCACTTAATAGTAAAAAAAACAAAACTAAACATATATTTTTTATGTTATTTTTCATGTTGTTAATCCTCCAAATCATAAACTGTAAAATTAACAGTAATTGTTCCAGAACTAGCAAGCATTCCTATCTCGTCTGTAACATAGTAAAATGCCTCTGTATCCAATCCCTTGCCAGTATCTATATATCTATATCCAACATTAGGAGTATCACCTGTTAAACTAATGTAAATCTTACCATGTGAGAATACCTCTAAATATCCATTGTCTGGAGGGTTAAACATTATTGCCGTAGTGCTAATAGTTACAACCGACTCTTCAGTTATCTTAATTTGTTTCCTTGCATGACAAAAGTTAACGCTTACAACTAATAACAAAACCAAAAAAATTAATACCTTTTTATTAAACATTTCTATACTCCTTTAACTCCTTTTAGTATGATCCTCTTAACGTAGGACTCTTAATAAGAGCCTTTCATAGTATTCGAGGTCTGACTTCTTATCTCCCTACCTTCTGCTGCTTTCATTTTAAGTTTAGCTTGACTTCTTATCCAACCTTTTTCTGATACATGGATATTGAACATGTCAGCCAATATCTCGGCAGTCTTGTATACCAATGCTCCGTAGTATCTCTTTTCAAACTCAACGGTAGAACTAGCAGAATCAAGTGAAGATATTTTTGTTACCTTTAAAAACTTGACCGTAGTGGCTCCACTAGGAGCTGGCCATAATATTAATTTTCTTGGATTGCTATATTCAACATAACATTCATACGGTGTTCCAGTTGTTTCTTTATCTGCAATATTATAATACTCACTATAAGTTAAAAACCTCATAAACGGTTCGTGGTTGTTTGAACTACTTTCTACCCAAACCTTAATAACATCTTCTACATCAGCATCCATAGTGTTAGAACTAGTTGTTGTGCTTACACTGTCTTCACTTATCTGTAGTAAAGCTATGTTATTGTTGTGTAGGTCTTCTATTGCCATATTTATAGCATCTGAACCTTTAGCATACTGTTCAGCATTAACACTGTTTCCAACAGAAACAACACCTATTAAGTTGTATGCCATTTCTATCATTTCGTTTCTATTTAAAGTCCATGCCATAATTTTTCCTTTAACAAGGGGGCTTCACTACTTCCAAGGAAACCCCCTACATAACTAAATATTAATTATTATCAAAAAACCCTATCTCACGCCAATCATCCGCTGCATACTTTTCTAAAATAATCTTATCAGCAGTGTCAGACAACGTTCTACTAGTAGCTCCAAGATTCAAGTTGTTTGTTTCTATAAAGACAACATCGTGGCTTGAAATATTGGACTGTATTTCTACCCGTGATCCCAATCCCCAGTTAGCTGTAGCAACAGAGTTAACTGTACTTATAGCAACATTTTGATGTGTATCAATGAAACAGTTTGAACCAGTGAGCGTTAACGTTGCGTTAGTTGTTGCAGAGGTATCAACAGATGCTTTTGGGTCTAACTCAAATATATCCTCTATTACAAAATCTGCATCAGCAGACATGTCTCCAGCAGCAGACAATGTTCCAGAAAGGGCTACCCCAACTGCTCCACTGTCTATGGTTATAGTATCAGAGGTATTCACACCTATTAACGAAACATCAGCACCATTAACTTTTTCACCAAATAGATATTTGTTGTTATCCATCACATCTAGATTTGTATCAGAAGTACTAGCAGCAAATAAACTACTTCCTAGGACGACCAGTAACAGGCTTAGTACGCACAACAGGCTTACCAATAACAATTTTGGTTTCTTTGGATATGTTTTCTTTTGGTTCTTGTTTGGCATTATCTTCCTCCTTCCCTTTTGAATTTACTAAATCTAATAGTTCTAACAATATCTCCTGTACTTGCAATGTAAACTCAGCAATATCTTTAGGAGAATAGAACTTACTAGCTTTCATGTTCTCTATTTTTTCTTTTAAATTCATACTATATCTCCTAGATAGGTGCGTTTAATGTAGCAGCATACGGAGCATCATTGTAGTTTGTTGCGTCAAACTCAATTATAAACTCAGTAGCATCGTCCAAGGTAGTCAGCGCGCTAAAGGTTAGAATCATATAGAAATCAGCTCCAACCGCAACATCAATCAATAACTTATCGACCGTGAAATCAGGTGCATTTAATGAGGTTACAGCTGCTGAATTAAGCGCAACATCCGCATCGTATGCATCATCATCCGTATTTGTCCCATCTGTATACCCTATCTTCAAGGTAAGTGCAGTGTCGTCAGCATCAACAACAAGCGTACTCAAGTTTGTTACTCGAACATTTTGTCCAAGATTACAAATCTTAAAAGTATCAGTTGCAGTTGTGCTTAACGCAGTAATCTGCGAACCCAGTATTACAATCTTTCTTTTCCAATCATTAGCACCAAGTTGAATCTTGTTTGATTGAAGTGCGTATTTTTGAGTAGTTAAATCAAAACTTGCCATGTTATTCTCCTTTCATAATAATAACTAAGCTACAGTTACGTCAGTTAGTTTTGATCGGGCAACTAAAACGTTAACCGTACCATATTGTTTTGCTGTAGCTGTCTTGGTGTAGTTTGGTTTCTTAACACCAAATTCACTAAGATATGCATATGAAGCTTGCTGATCATGAGATACACCTTCAACTGAAATTCTAGGTAAACCCTTACGTCCATAAATTAATCCCTGTCGTCCACAAATCAGGATTTCAGAAGCATTTACGTCAGTGCCAGCACCAGCGTTTGTCATATTTTCATCGTTAACAAACTCATCTTCATAGAAAATCATTCCATCATAGAAAGCCGTTGCACCAGTAAACAGCGGATTGCTGCGTCCTCGTTCCATAGCATCTTTGACGGCAGAAGCCCATGTTGAATCTGTACGAATATCATAACCAACATCAGCAGATACAAACCAAACTAACATTGGAACTCCATCAACCATTACTGGTTGCAAAGGTACTCGACCGTTGCTTCTATTAAACAAAGCCCATCTCTTTACTTGCGAAGCTCTTTCTGGTGTCAGTTTATCAGAAGCCGTTACAGCAGCTTTTGCTGTTGCTCTTGTTGCTGTTCCAGTCATAGTTCCAGAAGCATAATATAAATAATCAGTTGTATATGTATCATTGAATAGTTCTGTCATAAAAGCTTGAGTTAACGAAGTCGCTCCATCATCAACAATGGCTGCTCTTGTTTCTGCATCCATATCGTATGGAACACGCTGTCTATCGATATTAACTCCAGTAATTAAACCTAAGTTTTTATCGTCTATCGTAACAGCGTCAGTTGCAGTTGAAATATTACCTTCATTTCCTCTAACAAGCGTTCTTGATGGTAAGAATCCCTGCTCTGACCTATATCTAAGGGTAAATGTAACCTTATCCCCCTTTTCGTTAGCTCCTATAGCTTTTTCATGGATAATATTCATGCCATCAGCAGACATAAACTTGTTTAATCGTGACTGCTTAACAACATCTTTATAAAGTTTAGCTTGTTCCCATAATTTTACCGTTTGATCCGAACTGGACGCTACGTATATTCCTGGCATTTTGTTCTCCTCTCATTAGGTTTTTCTCTTCAATTTTTTCCCTAATTCATTAAATGCTTCTGGCGACATCGCCAAAAGTTCTTCCTCTGTATAAGTTGGCATTTGACTACCTGTACCATTAGTTGGAATTGGACTCTGACTAGCAACTTTCTGTATATTGTCTGAGACTTGTCTAGCAGTATCGACACTGTTCTTTTTCAAGAACTCTATCTCCCTTTTAAGCTTGTTTGTCTCATTACTATAAGATGCCCTGTTTAAAACTTCTTTAACTATCACGGCATCGTCACCTTGTGCAGTTTTCCATTGTCCACTTGAGAAATAATTAATATAACCCTGTATGGTAAAGTCATCAAAACCTTTCGCTTTCATTTGTGTTGCAACTATTTGAGGAACCTCGTTATTGATCAATTCGTCAAGTTGTGGATATGTCGAGCGAATCTCAGAATCAAACAACATTGAAGATTGCTGTTGAGTTATCCCATTTAACTGGGCTTCAACAAGAGCTTGGTCTTTAATGTTTCTTTCCACTTGATCTTCATCAAATAAATCTTCCTTTTGATTCTTCAAAGTCTGCAATTGGTGTTCTAGAGTGTTTTTTGCTATAGCGACGCTTGCAATCTCTTCACGTGTTTTTCCGAGTTCACCAGCTTGGTCATTTATCATTTTTTCTTTGTAAAAGACCTGTTTGTCTCTCTTTTGCAATTCCTCCAGCAATTGTTCTGAACTTTTATTATCATAGGCAGCTTTATCCCATACAAAATCAGTCTGTTTGTTTTCTGTAGATATGTTTCCTCCATCCTCTGGTATAGAACTAACATCTCCAACTACATCAGAAACAGATTCTTCTGTTTGTACTGTATCTGGTTCTTGAACAGGGTTGTTCTTGAGTTCAGATAGAGCTTGACTAATCTCTTCATCAGTAGAATTTAACATTTGTTCTTCTGTTATTACTTGACTTGCTACTTGATCTGTCATTCTTGTTCCTCCTGGGCACTTTTCAGCGGTATTCCCTTAACGAGTGATATCTGGAACTAGGCAAAACCTTGTTGTACTCCAGCTTGACCCGATTGATTCTTTTGTTTAACTTGTTCAAGGGCAATATTCATTTCACCCTGCTTTTCAATTTTAGTTGTTTCCTGCTGTGCGTCTGACTGTGATTGCTGAGACATAGAAGATATCATCTTGTTCTTCTGATCTCCACTCAATCCAGGCCACATCATAATCAACTGATCTGGTGGTATCGGAACACCCTTACTAGCCATTTCAGACATCATTACAAAGTTACTAAACATCGTGTTTGGACTGTAGGGGCTTTCCATTACTACAGCATCATAGTTCATCAAGTCGTCATTTCTAAGCATCTCTAATAACTCTTGTCGGATACCATCGTTTCTCTGCTGCTCAATTTGAGCAAATATAGGTTCAAGTTCTGGTATCTGCTGTCCTTGTTGCAAGGCTTGGAAAACCATTTGAATCTGATCTGGTGGCAACATGCCAGACTGTGCAAGTGCTTGCATCTTTTCTTCAATTTGCATTGGTGGGTATAAATCATCGGCATCGTTAACTATATCTTTAAAATTACTAGCACTTTCAGTTAATCTTAACAACTTTTCAGGAGAATCAACTAAATGTATAGCCTCCACTAATAACTTTGTAATTTTTACCTTAGATAAGCTAAGATTGTCGAATATTATTTCATTTCCCAACAACCCCTGCCTAACGGTTTCCCTTAATGCTGCTCCAGACGCAGATGATCCTTGCTGTCCAAGTAATGCCTCGTTTACGTTCATTACCCTTGAAATACCTTCCCTACTAAGACTAATCGATGCAGCTATCTCTGTCGGGTTCCTTATTCCTTGTAATTGTACATACTGGTTTTGAAAACCTTCTTTTAATCTTGGTACAAATGTTGGATCGTTACATCTCTCTAGCCATTGATGATAGTCTGCTGTTGTTTCAAATGCTTCAGCACTAAACAATGTATTATATCTAGTGTTAAAGTTGATAACATCAATAAACTGTGATGATCTCTTGTTTAGTTCTCTCTGTGGGTCTTTTGCATCCCTAACCTTGCCCCAGATGTCATAGTCACGCTTATAGCAATATACAGGAACTATGTTTATTTCAGAAAAAACAGATTCTCTTCTACTAAATACAACTGATCCTGCAAATGTTACTCGACGTATCTTATGCTTGGTATCATCTGTATAGTTAAGCTCCTCTATTGATTTAGCCTTTTCATAATCAGACTTATTCATTCCAGCAGCATTAAAATAGAAATTGTTAGAAGCGTCAAACAAAACAGGTACTTTTTTATAGATTTTCCTCTGCAACTCGATAAGCCTATACTTCTTAGTAGCTAAATTAACTGTTCCAGTTTGTTTCTTCATCAACGCTACATTTAGATGTTTCTTTCGTTTGTGATACTCTCTTGCATCACTTGGTTCTACGTTGTAGCTGGTGTTTCTAAGTCTGTAGTCAACATCTATCTCGTCAGCATGATCTGGATATAACTTTTTAAGCTGCGCCATAGAATACCATATATGAACACCGCCATATTCAGCATCAGAAGCATCCAGTTCGCTATGTTCACCAAAGAACACATCGTCCCAAGACCTTTTCTTTATCTTAATATCACCAGTTATGTTTCTTCCATTTTCTACATCAACTTGTAAGCCTCCACGACCGGTAATGAGGGCATCTTCAACCGCTGCTGACTCTTTATAGATATAATTTTCTCTAGCACAAACATTTTTAATCCTGAAATTGTGAATATCTGATATTCTTTGATCGCCTTCTTCGTTGGGCATTAACTTCATATCTGTACGATTCTGCTTCTGGTGTCCTATCAAAACGTCAATTTTAGGTTTAATTTCGTTTAACACTAACATTGTACGGTTATTCTCTTTTAAACTAGCAGCATCATCAGAACTCCATTGATTTCCTTTATAAAACTCATCGTCATTCTTTGCTTCTTCGTACCAGTCATCCTCTAACTTCATAGCAGTCTCATAAAGATCAAACGATTCTTCTAGGTCTTCTTCTTCAGAATAAACCTTTTCCTTAACCTCTTTAATCTCAATTTCACCTAATTCATGTGAATGGTCATCAACCGGAACAACTACTGGCTGCATAGATACCTGTTGGTCAACGACGTTCCCAAACTCATCAGCTATAGGAGAAACCTGCTCCTGGAGAGTTATTTCATGTTCATGTCCATCGTTTTTAGAGGTTATTCCTGTGCCATCCTTACGTAAATAGGCAATGTGGCTGTGTTTAACTCGTTGTCCAGGGAGTGCTTTTTTTAACATTTAATACCTTCTCTCCATACCTTAACTCGTTTTTAAGTATGAACCCGTTCAAATCTTTCGATGTAAAAAGTTCTTCACCCAAGATACACTCTTTTTCATTATATACAATTTAAAATCATAAAGTCAAATAAAAGTCAAATATTAATTTATTTTTCCTTCAGATATTCACATGCAATGCTATCGTTATACTTCATTACCATATGAAAGATACAGATTCCATCTAAATCGTCTGGTAGTTCTTCTTTTCCCTCAAGACGTTTACACTGACCACATTTTTTATCTGTATTTTTGTTTCTCATACTATACCCCCATCCATGTTAACTTACTATCAACAGAACTCTGCCTTTTTCTTCTATGCGCTGTTATTTCATCTATATTCTTCTGAAACTGCTTATCACTAAACGCATACGTCAAAGCTAGTGCGTCGGCAAAGTTTGGACTCTCTATTCCATCCCTTTTCATGTCTCTTTTGCTCATAATCTGCAATATGTTCATGTTTCCAGGATCAACTAAGTTTATAATACTCAATTCATTAATAAGACGTTTATCGTTAGGAATAGCTATTTGATCGTTTATGAAAGCCTGTGCCATGTCGAAATACATCTTAGCTCTTAGGTTTTTATATCGATTCAAGAAATCAGAAGAAACCTTACGTCTAGCATCAACAAACATTACATTGCTGTATCCAAGCTCTTTCAGCATATCATAGGTGCCTTTACCCCATGCTATACCGTCTATGCCTATCTTATGTGGGTCACGAAGGTCTACATGACCACCTATCCATCTAGCAGTTACTAATGTATCCCTCTCGTTTAATGTGCCAACAAGGTCAGCCTTCATACCCTGTCTCTGGAATAAAACCGTTAAATCTCCACCACAACCAACATCTCCACCAAAGAATCTGCTTCTATCCTTAACTAATGGATGTTCAAAGTCGATATCGCTATATCTATCCACTGCATCCATGATCTTATTGTATGGAATCAAAGAGTTATCATCGTCTAATGGGAATTCACCCAAAACAAACACCCTATATTGATTAGGGTAGTCTTGGTAGATTTCTTTCATTCTTTTGGTGTATTCTTCGGTTACAATTGTCGTGTTATCTAATGATATAGTATGGTTAATCCATAAATGCCTATTATCGTGGAAAGTATCAAACGCAAATCCACTGTTCCTTGTAGGGTTTCCTATAAGGATAATGAAGTTAACTTCTTTAGTCAAAGTACCAATAACTGGCTCGTATAC